TCTTGCGTGTAAAAATCTCCAACGACGTCTTCAATTCTTAAAAGCTCATCATCTGAGAGAGAAGAAAAGTCGAACGCCAGTCCAAGCCTTTTCATAAGTTCAATTTCTTTTGGATGAAACATCACTTTTCTCCTTTCTCGTATTTCCGGCGAGTGCTTTTCCCTGTTTTCCAAACAGTTGCTATGTTTCCGTCATCTGGATTAATATTAACCGTCGCTGTTTGACCAATAAATCGTTGACTTTTGCGCCCGTATTCATCCACTTTAACCGGATCAGTGTGCAATGGGTTCTGAATAGCATCCAAAACGGCTTTTTGTGAAACGCCACGCTGCCCAGCCCGTTCAATCGTGTGTGAAGAAACCGACTTTACTTTGATTCCGTTTGCCGTTTCTTTTCCAATTATATCACTATATTGACGGCTTTGCACCCATTTTTCCCATTCTTTATAGGTCATCTCATTGACCAGCACATTTCTCCCCGTCCCCGGGTCCCGTACTCGCATCTGCCGGGGTTCCGCCTCAATGCCCTCTTTCTCCGCCGTCCGCATAGTACAGCGGCAGTTGTAGGTGTTCCAGGGGCTTCCACTGCGGTCGCCCGGGAACATTATTTCCTCTCCGCCGACGTCAAAGGGCTTGTCATAGTCCACCGTCTGACCATCCGCCGCGCCGTGTTCATGCCGCGTCCGCATATCCTTTATAGCAATCCACCGCTTGCGAACTTTGATGCCCATCTTTGCAGCCTGCACATAGCTGTCCTGCCGCCCTGCGTTCTGCGCATTGGTCATGGCCGTTCTAGCCGCTCTGACCGCGCTGGTGCGGTTCATGTCAGGAATCCTGGTCTGCAAATCATTGGCGATCTTTCCGATGCTCTTGCCCTGTAAAATGCCGCTGGTGACCGCCGCTGAAATCTGCCGCTTGCCATACGCAAGGTCGATTCCGCGATTGACCGCCCTAAGTACCGGGTAATAAGGCATCACGTCCGGTTCTTCCACAATCAACCGCTTTACCGTTTGCTCGTCCCACAGGGTGAAGCCCACATCGCCGTGTACCCGCTCAATGGTGTAGGCGCTGTAATTGTGGTTCAGGCTGTACACGCCCGGCGTTGCGTCGTTCACGTAGGTAATGGCGGTTTCATTGGCTTTGGTGTACCGTTCCGCCATTTTGTCCCGCAGATTTTTGAAGCGTTCGCCGCGCCCAATTTGCGCCAGCCGCCACTGCTTATACTGTTCTTCGGTGATCTTCCCGGCTTTTAAAAGTTCCTGCTGGTGCTTATCCCGCTCCACGAACTGGGAGAAGTATTCGTCAACCGTCTTTTGCAGATCTTTTCTTGCCTGCCCGTAGACTTTTTTTATCCGGCGTTCAAGGGCCGCAAGCTCCTCCTCTGTCCACTTGTGACCCAGATCATCCATTTACTGCTCCTCCGCCGGGGGAATTTCTTCCGTCTCTTCAAAATCAGTCATTCTTGCGGTATCCTCCGCCGCCATTTCTTCCAGACGTGCTTTGACTTCTTCAGGCGTCAGGAAGGGAAGCTTCTTTAGCGTCAGCTCCGGTCCCAGATCCGCAGAAGCCGTCATAACCATTTGGGTCAGCTCCGCCTGATTGGACATCTGGCTGCGAGTAAAGGAAACTTCGTCCTCAATGCCCGCAATTTCTAGAATGCCGCCAATAAAGTCCCGAATCTGATACTCAAATAGATCTGTCTTTTGGTTCAGCGGCTCATAGGCCGCCTGAATCTGCGTAGCTGTTACATTTCCTGCCTGAATAGCATCAGTATTCAGCGCCATAAAGTCATGATAAAGCTGCTTTTCCAGTCTGGCCAAAACGGCCTCATTTGACTCATACGGCGTCTCCACGGTATGCGCATCTACTTCAGCTCCACCGCCTCCGGCGTGGGCAACTCGCACGGTCCGCAGCCGATCTAAAAACTGCATATCGTCCATGTCATCCATGCCGTCAGCGTTCTTGATAATCCAGTAAATCAGATCTCCTTCGGATACGTTGTTGACAAATTTACTGGAAAGCAGATCGTAAGCATCAATGGTTCCTCGATTCCCGCAAAGGTCACTCTGGCCATTGATATTATACAAAGGCACAACAGGAAATCCGGGGTAATTTTCCCCGCCCAGAATCTCCTCCCCTAGCAGTTCTGTCCGCCGCACGTTTTGGCGATATGTCTGTTTATCCCGAAGAATTGCTATATCCTTGTCTTTGCGCTTTACATAGCTTGTATAGCCGTCCAGTTCGTAAAGAACCGCCCGCAGCGGCTTACTATCATCGATTTGCCAGAAGCGGATACCAGCTTTGATTGCGCCATCTTCCTCGTCTTTTAAAGGAACAAACTCCAGTAAGGAAAACACGTCCAAGCGCCCGTTGTTGAAAAACCCAAATGACGCGCCGCAGTTCTTTGCGTATGTTGCCAGTTGCTGCAATCTCGCGTCAAAATCTTTTCCAAGTCGCTCCTTTGTGTCGTCGTTTTCAAATGTGGCTCCGTTTCCCAATAGATACTGAACGGCCTGCACCGTAAAATAAAAATACCAGTTGGATGAAATTTTATGGTTTGGGCTAAATGGGTCCCGGACGGCTCTCCCCGCCATGTCGTATATAATCTTTTCATACCGGGTAATGGTTGGATTTTCGTGCTTATAGTAGGCCTCCGCTGCCTTTGCGGTTTGGTATTCCTTTGTGCTTTTGTGTTCCGCAATTGCTTTCAGGATAAATTCCATCCTCGCTCGTTCATCCTGACCTACTTCTAAAAGATCCTGATATGTCTTCACGCTGCCTCCTTCCGGGCAGCTTCTTTAGCCCGTTCTGTAAAGAATTGGTTGATATGGTTTCTTTTTGCGCCAAATGCCCGTGGTGTTTACAAAATACCGCGTGGCGTCCAAGGCGTGGTCGTTTTCCTTGATAGGCTTGTCTTCCCCGCGTTCTGCTGATTTATCGTCCCAGGTGTAAAGCCCGTATTCCTGAATTGTGCGCTTGCAGCAGTCGTTTACCTTGATGGTCCCGTCGCTGAGACAGGATGCTGTATGCTGAATGCCATCAACTACCTCATTGTTGGCCCTCCATGGCGCAAACCGCTTCTTCTGGTTCAGCAGCGCAATAAATGACGTTGCCGATGGGTCAATAATGACCTTTCGCACCGGCAGATCGCCCACCAGCTTCTCCAGCTCATCATAATACTGCTGGTCTGTTTTCTGCTCGTTTGTCTCCCGTCCAGAGTGGTAGTATTCCTTCACTTGATACCATGTATCGTCGCATTTCCCCCACAAAAGCATCGCCGTTGGGTTCTGAATGCCGTAGTCCATGGAAACAATATATTCTGTGTATTCTCTCGGAACCGTCGGAACAATGCAGGTATTATCAAATTGAGGGTAAACGATTCCCTGCGCAATTTTGCGCATCCCTCGTATGTCCCGGTCATACCACACAGTCCCTTTTTGATATGTACCTAGGATTTTTCGCAATTTCCGGTCATTGATCGAAAGGTTGTCCGCAATGGTAAAATGACCATAGTTGTAACCATATGTTTCAGAGTGTTTCTGTTGCTCTTGATGAAATGAAAGCACATCCGAATAGTACCAATGCCCCGGCGCTTTTGGATTTAAATCGTGAAAAATTTTTCTGGTTGAGCTGGACAGCGTTCGGTCAAACACCTCTTTGATGAAATCCTTGTGGCATTCATTGGCTTCTGTAATGTATGCCATTCCATATGTGTTGCCCTTTATGTATTTTTCGTCTCCGGCTTTCCCGCCACCTGAAACTAGAACAATTTTTTCTCCAGCTTTTGTATCAATGTACAGGCAAGATCTATCTTGATATTTGCCAGGTCTGCTCCTGCCCTCAAAAAAATTTAAAAGTCCAAATCCGTCGCAATCCATAATATTGAGCTTGGCGGTTGTTTGTGAAACGCCGGCGATCAAATGCAGCTTGTCCGGATGAACTTCCAGCATTGTGCAGAAAGCAAGCGTTTGCAAAACATTTTTTCCGCCTCGCTTTCCCCCCTCTGCCACGTTAAACCAGCTTTTGAAGCACCTTTCAAAATAAGCTATTTGATTCTCTGTAAATGGAGCTGGTTTATTCACTGCCTTCTTCCTCAAAGTCCGTAATATTTCTGTTTGGCATTGGGTTTCGTATAAGATCCGCTAGCGCCTCCATGCTCTTGTTTAACTTATCCACGGGCGTTTGGTCGCTTATAAGAATTCCAAGATCCACACAGCTTTGCACCATTTTTCGAAAATCGCTTGGATTGATTCCTCGCTTCTCCGGATCTTCTGCGATAAATTTTTCTTGCTTAACAAACCATCCCTCTGCAAGTCGCATCATGGAAGACTTAATTCTTGCTTTTGATGCAGCTTCCTCAGAAAGAGCGTCGGATGTTTTTTCAACTATTTTTTGTTCGGTTCTTGTTCGCACCCTGTTCTTGTGTTGTTCTTTGGCGTCTGCCCACTTTTCTTTGACGGCTTTGTCTTTTAAAACGGAAAAACTTATCTCGTGCTGTGCTGCAAGTTTCCGATAACTAACATCGCCGTTGATGTATTCTGTTTTGATTTTCAGCCAATCAACGGCCATAATCACCACATCTCAATCATAATATAGTTGCGCCCGATATTCCCGCCTCGGAGCCGGGCGGAAGGAGGGAACTGGAAGAAGAAAACCGTGCAGGAATCTTGTCCCGCACGGTAATCGTATCATGTATTTTGACCCAATTTCCCACCAGTGGTGGGACAGTCACAAAAAATTTTGTCTCCCGAGCAAGTAGTCAACGGAAACCTCAAAAAAATCTGCCAGCTCTACCAGTGTCCTTAAAGAAGGCTCCTTTTCCCCTTTTTCATATTGCCCTATAATATTTTTGCTAAGTCCGCACAGTTCTCCCAGCGCTTTTCTGTTCATCCTTCGGCGCTCTCTTAACTTTTGCAGTCTCTCGGGAAATGTTTCCATGTCGTTCCTTTCCGGCGACTGTCTTCTATATGGTTCTTTCCGGTGGAGCAACTGTAATTGCTCTTTCACTTGGTTCGCTTTCTATTGCAAGAATCGCAAAATCATATCTGCAAATCGGTTCATGGTCCTGATGGCGAGAAAACTGCGACTCTATTCTGCGCCTTTCTGCTCTGAGCCGCGCAAGAAGCTTGTCTTTATCAATCGCGTTAAATGTCTTCATGGTTTGCCTCCATCACATAAAGCTCTGGATGGTTTTTAATTGTCCAAAGTGCGCCCAACAGGTTCCAGCAATAGGCTCTGGCATGGTTTTCGTCTTTATCACCGCGATAATATTTCAGGCAATGTCGCACAGCGCTGTCAATAAAACAATAAACCGGGATTCCTTTTTCCCAATTACGCTCTGTGTATTTCTGAGCTCCCTCTTCGTAGTGAATGGACGTTTCCAGAAGCGCCGTATATGCATCCCCATACACTTCAACAGCAAACAGTTCAAATGCAGTCCAAATGGAATCTATATTTCCGCTATGAATAAACCTGTCCAATGCGACCAAGGTTGAAATGCCTCTGTGTTCTCCGATGATGTCTACGGGGAGAAGATCGGCTCTGCCTTTGCCATTCTGAATGTCCCGAACAGCGCCGGTATCAAATGTGCGGCGGTGGCCGCTGTCTTTTATGCTCACGTATCATCCTCCTTTTTGATCTTTTGTTTTTTGGGCCTTCCAATCTTTTCTTCAAATACGTAATTGTACCCGTCCAGTCTGTATGGGTCCTCAATAAGTCCGTTGCACCGTTTGCTGATTGCTTGCTGGCTTATGTGGTTTTTTCTGGCGGCTTCAACCTGAGACCGGTAAACCTCCACCACCTTACCTCGGCGGTCCACTTTCAAAACAGGACGGCTGTTGCCTGGTCTGTGTCTTTTTGCGGCTTCTGCCCTCGTCAGGAAAATAATGTTTTCAGCAGCGTTATCACTTTTCACTCCGTTTTTATGTACGCGAAGCATTCCGCTTGGAGTTCCGCCAAGAAAAGCGTCCGCTACAATCTTTGATACTTGCACTCTCTTCCATGATCCGTCTGGAAGCCATAAATGAACGCGAAGCTGCCCGCTGTAAAAATACGGTTTGAGTGTTTTCCATGATCCGCTTGGTAACCTCTTCTGAACATCGCCCTGGTCGCTGACTCGATAGATATATTTATATCCATCTATCACTTGCCATCTTGTGTCTTTTTTCCTGGCATAGTCATCGCAAATTCTTGTCATTTCTTCTTTCCCTGGTAGCTTGTCCCCTTTATATTCGGGTAGCGACTTGCAAACGGTACCGGTATTGCGTGTCCCTTGCAAATATCCGCGAAGCACTTTTCCATTCGCTCCTGGGCAACATCACATTCTGGATTTTTTGGCTGAATAGCTGGCGCTAATTCTATCTGAACCTTCTTCCATTCATCCATAAGGCGCATGATTCTTTTGTATCCGTACCCCTCAAACCTGTTTATGGTGATTTGGAGGGTGTCGACCATAAATTGAGCAATGATGTTTTCCGTAGATTGTATGTAGCTATCAATTTCCCGGCTGTGCTTTTTCATCATCCCAGACTGTTTCATGTATCCCCTCCCACAATCTCAGAGAGCTTGTAGCCTTCTCCAGCGCCAATAGACGGGAACCATACGGCAGGGATAATCCATAGGACGGGATCTTCTGCTTTTTCTGGGCAGATAAACATATCTCCGGATTTTGAGTGGAAAATCTTCATCCCATCACCGTAAAGCTGATACAGGTGGTCGGCTCTTGCTACTTCCTGATCAGTAAAACGGTGCTTTTCAGTTAAGTCCCAGCTTTCAGGGCATTGGTCCATTGCGCATCGTTCACCGTCAAACCGGCATCCATGACAGTCGTTTTTCTGACTGTTGCAATACTCCTGAACCTCCCCCAACGTCCAGTCTCTGAGCGGCTTCTGCTTGTCCATGTCGGCCTCCTTTTTCTCCCACTTGGTGCCTCCATCGACACTGATTCTGCATTTCATACAGGTGGACTCCGGATCTTCTGGATCTTCATCTCTGTGTGCACATGTGAAACATTTCTTGACTACAGCTTGATTAACCACAGGCGTTAGCTTCGGCTCAATACAAGCCCAAACATCCTTTGCTCTATACCATGCCGTGCTGTCATCCACGGGATGATAATTGAACTCCAGATTGCCTAGTCTGTCATACCAATCTGCGTAAATTGGCGTCGGCGTCCCAAACCCCGGTTGATATTTTGCAAATTGAGGCTTTTCATCTTGTATTCCAGTAACGGTATCATTCGTCCGCTCTTCATCCACCACCTCATAGCCCATCAGGCGGGCGATATTAACCGGAGAACGGCTCATAGCTGTAAAAGAACACCCATTCCCGTCTTTCTTGAATTTCATGGTGTGGCCTCCAATATCCGTCCGCACACGGGGCAAAACTCGATATCAATTTCAATATCGTCATATTCACAAACAATCGCGCTCTGTCCTCCGCCGTACCAAACAATGTAGATTCCACCTGAGTCGTTGATAAAATCTCCTCGCAACATACCATATTCAATTTGTTTGTAGGTAAGCCCACGGGTTGTCATTTCGCAAGCCTTGCACCCCTTGCTCCGTTCCTCCTGCTCCCTCAGAGCGGCGATTGCCATGGCCAGAGCCTCTCCAATAAAGATGTGAGGATATTCGCCCATATGGTGGTGTACCATGTGGTCTTCAATGCGCTTGATAGCTTCTTCCCTCGTCACTTGCCGTCACCCGCCCTTCTGTTCCATGCTTCTATGGCTTTTTCTCGCAAGCCCTCTGTCACCCTTTGCAATGCAGCATAGTCTCTTACACGCGCTTTTTCAGACAGAACACGCCGCCCGTAGGCATTACACTTTCGGCAATATACAGCCGCTTGATATCTCGCATTTAAACCATAATCGCATTGCACGCGCTTCTGTGAATAATCTATGTCATAGCCACCGCAAAACGGACACGGACGTAATTCAGCCATCCCTGTCACCTGCCTTTTTCTTGCACTTATGCCCAAGCTCAGGCTTGTAATACAGTTCACAATCACGGCAACGGGCAACGGTGGTTTCCTCCCATCTGTGGCTTTCAAACCACTTTCTGGTGGCTGTATCATAGCGGATACGTTCAGCCATCAGACGTCACCCTTCTTTCTCGCAGACCCCTCTTCAAAAAGAGCTTTTGCATCCACATCCCAAGTGTTAAACTGTCCGCACTTGATACAGCGATTGCCAAACCAATAACGGTCGGTAATAGGCTCATAGCGTGTCACGATTCCCATGTCTCGGTACATATGTCCACCAGTAAGCCGACACCGAATCCGTCTGAACCATTGTTTCAATTCAGCCATTGCAATCACCGTCCTTATCCCAGTGTTCTTCCAGATATCCTTTTGCTCCGCACTGTCTGCAGCGCAAATTGTATAATTCGTGGTGGTACAACGTTGTTTCTCTGGTTAAAGGAGCATCATGCTCTACCAATGGGGAATGGCAATACGGGCAGTAAATAAGGGTTGTTTCTTCCACAACAATTCTCATGAATCACCCTCCTTTATGTTTGATAGTCCACTGCTTCTTGTCTCGTAATAAAGAAGTGGATACCCGCAGCACATTCTTCCCGCCTGTCCTCGTTAAAATCGTCAACCCTGACTGTTTCTCCAACTCGATACATAAAATCAGCGTCATGGACACTCCGCACTTCTTTTATACAAGCGTCATTTCCATCCGCCGTTTCAATCGCAATAACCTTCGCTTCGCTGCATCTGCATTTTCGTCCATATGCGCTGCTCCTTTTCGCAGTATCTGTCACTTCTAATTTGACGATGTAACCGCCTTTAGCTTTTTTCCATGCCGTAAAACTACCATACTCCGGACAACAGATTGGGAAAAACTTGTTAAGCAATTCAAGTTCAAGGTCGGCTCTGGACAGGTCGGCTCCGGACAGGTTGGCTCTGGACAGGCTGGCTCCGGACAGGTCGGCTCCGGACAGGCTGGCTCCGGACAGGTCGGCTC